CCCCAGCACTGCCTTGGAAACCTGCTGATCTAGCCAGTTGGCACGGCGCTCGTACAATTCCGCCCCGGCTGTGACGTTGTCGGATTCCACAAATTCGATGTTCATGGATTGCGGAATGATGGCCGCACAGTCGCCCGCGATGTTGGCCACGGCGCGGCGAAGCGTCGCCTTATCCTCTTTCGAGGCGCTCTCATGGAACCGACCAATGCGCACCGGTTGACCATAGGTCTGGGTGAAGATCGCCCAGTCGCGCTGGGTATAGGCCTTAAACATCCAGGCCCATGCCACCTGCCGAGCAATGCCACTCCGCCCTGGCAAACCAGATTTTGCCTTGATCTGGGTATAGATGAATTTGAAGGGCGGCAGGGCCTCGGCAACGCTGTTGCCTTCCAAACCACCTCGGATCATGGGCTGCACGAGGCGCTGCCGCTCAAAGGTGAACCAGCGTTGATCCCAGCGCTCTAGGCGCATCGGCATCCACTGGCCTTCCGAGCTATCCCAGATTATCTCGGTAAAAGACACGCCCTTGCCGACGGCATCGAGCATGTCGAAAATCTCGTCAGACAGTTCATCACGCGTCAGCCATTCGCGGACCATGTCAGCGCGTCGAACATCTTCGGCACTATCAGACGCGGCTTCAACCGTGATGTCGACCTGCGCAACCGAGCGCTTGCGGGTTGCCAACACACCCGCATAGTGCAGATCGCGCTCCTCAATCAGCTCCGCCAGTTCGAAATATTCCAGCGGGTCGCCCTGATCAGCTGCGCGCAGGATTTCTGCCAGGCGTGCCGGATTGAGGCCATTGGCCGGATAGCCCGCGATCGGGGAGCGCACGCCCATGGTAGATGCTTCCGCAAGATCCTGCGTCAGCACATCGCGGCGAAGAGGTTGTCCCCACTGGTCCACCAGCACTGTCATCACCTGCTCCTCAAATCAAAATGCGCGGGGCTTGCCCGCCTTGTGTCAATGGTAACTGCGGCTATGCAGGCGCTTGCCCAACGGCCCGCGCCATTCGTCGGCATCCTCATCATCATCGTCATCGTCATTGCCATTCCACGGGTCATGTCGGGTCTGGCCGACCGGCTCATAGCCGTAGGAAATCGCCCCCTGCCGCGAGGCGAACCATGCGAGAATGCCCGAGATCGCGGTATCGCCATGCCGATCAAGGCCATCGCTGCCCTTGTAGCGCGCGCCTTCGGGCACACGGATCACCCCGTTGACGAACTGGAGCGCCTGATGATCGCGCACGATGTCATCATCGGCGGCGATGAAGACCGAGCCATCGCCAATGGCCTCGATATAGGGCGGGCTGTTTTCGCGATACCATTCAGCATGCAGCTTGATTTCGGAAATGCGCGCGCCCCACTTTTGCGCGGCCACTTCGGCCAGATAGGCGCCGTTGCCGGTGGCATCGAAAGCGGCATGGCCAAAATTGGGGATCCGCTCGCCCACATAAAACAGGATATCGCGCTGCGTCTCAAACGGCACATTGCGCATTTCGATCACCAGCCGCCACCGGCGGATAAGATCCTGCTCCAGCGACTGGACGATAAGATCGCTGCTATCGCCGCTGCGCGCGAAATCTTGGCCCATGTCATGGCGGCGGCGCGGATCGAGCGCCTTGAGGTGGGGCAGGATATGGGTGTCCAGCCACTCCTTCGTCATCGCCTTGCGCAGCGCCTTGGGCGCAGTTTTGAAGGCATCAGGCAGCACATAGCGAACCACGGGCACATCGCGCGCGGTGGCCTGCTCGATCATGGTGCGGCTCAGCGCCGCGCCCTGCGCATCAGCCGGGATCGCATCCAGCTCCTGATGCATCTGGGCAATGCGCGTGCCGTAGGCGCTGCGGATCTTGGCCTCCCATTCCGCCTCGGCAGCAGGGGAATAGGTCCAGCCCTTCATCAGGCAGACCCGCTTATAAAGACCGTTCTCAACGGCCAGTGAGAAGGGGATAAAGTGCAGCGAGAACGGGTTCTTGCCAGCCTTCGCCTCATTGATCAGATCGTTGAAGGCGTTGAGTACGCCGTTATGCGAGGAGATTACGCGTACCTTGCCGCCCCAAATTAGCAGCGCGTTGACCGCGTCGATCACCTCGCGCACGTCCGCATGGAATGCGGCCTCGTCGATCACCACCACGCCCTGCAGGCCACGGATGTTCTCCGGCCGCGAGGATAGCGCCTCAACGCGAAAGCCGCTGGCGAAAGTCACTCGGAAGGCGGAGATATCGCGCGAGGATCCATCCTCGCGCTCGTCCTTAAACAGGAACTCCTCGATCTCGACCAGTTCCTTGGCCACCACCTTGGCGAAGTGCGCGACATAGCCAATGAACTCGCGGCCCTTGTCCTTGGTATCGCCAATGTAGAACACATTGGAGCCACCAGCCTTGCGCGAGGCAGCGGCAATCAGCGTATCATCCAGCGCCTCGGCAAAGGTGATCCCCGCGCGCCGGCCTTTTTCGGCGAGCTTCATGTCGCTCTTGTCCTCGAGCCACTCGCGCTGATGAAGCATCAGCACGCCTTCGGCCAGCGGGTCGAGATCGTCGGGAATTTCTGCGCCGCGCGGCAATTCGCCTGGCAGCGGCGCGGAAGGATCACGCGACAAGACCGGCGCGGTCGCCACCGGCGGCGCCATCGAGGAGGTGGAGAGCAACTGACCGGTCATGCCTGAACCTTCAGGCTGGCCTGCAATTGCTGACCAATCGGGGTTAGCACATAACGATAGCCTGCTCGGTGGAGCAGCCCTTTATCGATAAGGGCATTGGTAAGCGACCAATAGCCGCGCCCCCGGTTGCCCAATTCATTCTCCGGGCGCCCGCGCAACACCGCGCGCCGCTGCGCAGGCGTAAGGCGGGCGGCAAGGATAGCGATGTCGGGTGCATCATCGAGCGAGGCAGTCATGCGGCCCCCTTTGGCCGCGTTACCATGCGCACCGAGGAAGTCATGCTGGTGACGCGCAGCTTACCATCGCGACCTTCGCTGATCCGTAGGTCAAGCCGCCAGCCATTGGGATAATCGGCCCGGATCATGCGGATGCGGCCATTGCTGCCATAAAAGCCGATCACGCTGGTCGGCGATGCCCCATCGCCCAGCGCGCCGCCAAACCCGTCGGCCAAGAGCGGCGCATATGTCTCGATATCCAGCGCCACCTGATAGGGCTTGCTTCGCGCCTTTGCTTTGGCCCGCGTCATGCCGACAGCCCCAACACGCCGCGCCGGATCGCGCGGATGCGCTCTTCGGACAGGCCAGCCTCGCCCGCGATCTTGACGGCGGCGTCGGCGGCATCGCTCTCCGCCTTCTGGCGCTCCAGCAAAGCCTTGCGGTCCTCCTCCTCACGTTGCTCCTGCCGGTCGCGGCGCTGGAGTTCGGTTGTGCGCGCCAGCGTGGACGACAGGCGCTGCAGAGCCAGCGTGGCCTTGCCCAGCTCGGCAGAGTTGGGTTCATCGTCGCCCATCACCATTTCGATGATGCGGTGCTTGAGCAGCTCAACCGCCGCGATCATGCTGTCGCTGCGTTCGCCCGGTGCTAGGCGCGAGAGCACCTCGTTGGTGATCTGGCGGCTCGCCTCGATCTTGCGCATCTCGATTGCGATGCGCACGGAATGCCGGTTGAACGCGCCGACGCTGATCCCCTTCACCCCACGGTCGGCGAGGCGCGCGTTAAACTGCCGCAGGATCTCTGTCTGCGGCATCTTGCGGTCGCGCAGCGCGGTGTTCGCCCATGCGATATCCTCATCGCAGACCTCTGGCAGCCGGTCGATCGCTGACAAATAGCCGCGACCCTCTCGCCGGTCAGCAGCGGGGCTATCATGCGGATCAGTCATGATACTGCACGACCCACACAGGATCAGCCAATACAGGCCCATCGCCCTGTTCAGCAGGCATGTTCAGGACGAACCAGCCGAGCAGAATCGATAGCAAGGCGCCGACAGCAGCAGCCTCCAAAATGATGGTATACCCACGCCCCATGATTATTCCTCATCCATAGGCGGCGTTACCCCTGCGAGCAGGGCGCGGCGTTCCACATGATCGCGTCCCGTGCGTGTAAGGGTGGCAATACTGACCTCACCCATTCCGCTAATGGTCTCGCTGCGCAGATTGATCGCGCCAAATTCATCCAAACGCCTCAACTGGTTTTCGACCCAATCGCGGGATCGACGCATGCCCAGCGCATCAATAATGCGCGAGATCGAAAGGCTGTTGAGGCGGGCATCAGATTGTCGGGCCAGTTCAGCCAGGATCGCCAGACGCGCATCTTCCTGACACCGCTGCTCATAGCTGCTCATGGCTTGCTCCTCAGGAAATCATCAATGCGGTGCACAGTGCGCCCGATGCCATCGACCTCTGTCTTCAGGGAGGCGATGTCTGCTGAGACCTTGTGCAGATCATCTTTGGTCGGCAGGTGGCGCATATCGTCTTCGACGCGCTGGATGCGTCGATCATGAGCTTTGAGGCCATCAAATACCTCATCAACCCGACTATTCGCCAGATCGACCCGGCCACCCAAATCCTTCGCAGGGCGGCTGATCCAGAGATAGAGACCGTTCCCGATGCCCATCAGAAGCGCGACCACGGACAGCCATTGATTAATAGGCGCGAGATCCACGCAGCATCCTTTCAAATAGGTTTTGACAGTCAATGCAGCGCTCAGCCGACGGCAGCGCCGCCTTGCGCGCTGCGCCAATGGGTTCATCACAGTCGATGCAAACGTCTTCGCCTTCCTCTGCCAGATGGGCGCGGATGCGTGCGATCGCGCTCTCGCACTCGCGACTGACATTGGCCTCGGCAGCCTCGATCATGCGGTCGGTGACCTTCATTTCGGCTGAGCCACATGATGCGCTAGGGCCAACTGGCTTTCCGAAATCAGCACCTCACTGCCAGTGACCATATTCTTAATCTTCCACCCGCCTTCAGCCCGGATCAGGAAGATCATCTGGCCATAGGGGTTGGAGCCGATGGCGAAGGTGTTGCTCATTGCCCAACCTCCGCAGGGCAGGAACTCAAGCCCGGCATGCTGCGCCGCTCAAAAAACCGGCATAGCCGCCCACCAGCAGACGATAACCGGTTGCCCCAGCTTTCCACCGCCGCGTTGTAATGCGCTTCGGCAGACGGATCGGTGGCGATGGCATCACTGGGCACCGGCTTCGCCTCCGTTGCCGCTTGCAGATCGGCAACCGGCGGGAACCCGCCCGACGCGGCGCAGCCGCTCACAAGCAAGGGCATGAGCAGCAGGGCTGAGATTGCCGCCACGCGGCGCATTGTCGATCGCATGGGAGAGCTCCTGTTCGGATTTGGTGTTGGCCGCCGCATCGCGCACACGCTCGGCGGCGGCGGCATCACGCGCCGGAGCGGCGTTGGCCTCAACCTTGGCCTCATGCCGAGCAATCACGGCACGATCATGCAGAACAAGCCACAGGCCAGCTGCTGCCAAGGCGACCACGGCGGCGACCACGCGCCAGTTGCGCAACAAGATATCGGGGCTGATCATTGGCCGTCCTTGGGCGCTGTGGGTGCACCCGACTGGACATGCTGCAACACCTGCCGTGCCAGATCCTGCGCTTGAGATACCTGATCGCGATCCATACGGTTATCGCGCCCGGCTACTGCGAATCCGACCCATCCAGTCACCACGATGGCCGTGGCGAGGGATTTGAAAAATTCGTCATGGCTCAAGGCTGGCACAAAACTGAGCATCATGAGGATAGCGCAAGTCTGCACAAACAGCGCCACAGCATACCATCCGCGCTGATCAGGCCAGCCCGGCCCGAGCCGATATAACCAATCCCAGAAGGTCATACCCGGCCAACCCCAAGGGTGATGCGATTGACCAGCCAGCCATAAAGGAAGGCCTCTTGGCTGCGGTCGCCCTCAGCCAGCGCGATATACCGGGCGCCTTTCAGGATCTGGACACCCTTGATCAGCACGCCTTCCCCGTCGGACCCGCGTAACGCATGAAACGACCGCAAGGCCTGAACCGTCATCGAGCCGATGCGGCCATCCACCTCCATGTCGGGATAATCGGCGCCGCCCCGGTTGAGCGCGTTAAGCAGGCGCTGCAGCCAAGCGCCGGGCACTGATGCGCCCATATTGACCGCTACATCGAACAAATGCGTGGCCAGATCGGGGTATTCGACTGCGATCCGGTCCAGCCCGATCTCCAGCCAATAGCGCTTGCGATAGATATCCTGCGCCACAGGGCGCGGCAAATCACGCATCGCGCCAGTATAGCCATAGGCGCGCGCCACTGCTTCCGTGATGCCCCAGCGCGTGGCGCCGCCGCGATCACTGGGATGGTCTACAAAGCCACCCTCGGTGCCGATCACCCGATCAATCAGTTGAAAGACATTTACCGTCATCTCTGCCACCTGATTTCCCAAGAAATCGGGGCGCGATGGAAGTATCGGCCCCGCTGATTATGGGGTCACGATGGCGCTGATAGATGGCAAAAAATATGCCCGCCGAAGCGGGCAAGAAATCAGAAGAGGTCTAACTGTGCAGCCTGTTTGGCTGATCCTGGCCGATCTGGCAAGTCCCGCTCTCGCGCGAACAGCTTGCCGACCCCGTTCTCTGTGATGCCCAGCTTTCGCGCGATGGCTGCATCAGACAAGCCGTGCTTGCGATAATAGAGCGCCCGATCACGACGGGCGAGTGGTGCACGGATAGTGGCTGGGGCGAGTTCGCGGCTCAGCTTATCAGCCGCCGCCCGCCCCACAGCTTCCACCACTGGATGATCATCGCCCAGATGATACGAGACATAGATGCGCGTCCCCCCCACTGCCTGGGCGAAGCGCACAAAGCCTTCTTCGCCCAAGATATTGCGCAAATGGAGGGTCAGCCGGTCATCATGCATTATCCGGCATCCTGCTCAGGGCCAGCGAGCAACCATGCGCGGGTTGTATGTCGGCCATCATCATCGCCAACTGTCACCACGGTGTCCTGCCGGACCACATAAACGAGGCCATCAGCCACAATCAAAAAATCCTTTGATGTGACGGCCCGTGCCGCCTGATATGCGCGCGTCAGAGATTTCGCTAAAAGGCTCCTCATGGCATCGGCATCAATCGCACCCGATCGTTCCATCCACCGCAACAGAGCATGATTCGAAATCAAGGGGCTATGATTTTGGATCGCAGTCACTGGGGTCCCTCCTGATGGGTAGAGATGGCATCAAAATCCGCAAAGGCGCGCTCAATCTCAGGACGTTTCTTCAAAATAAGTTGGGCGAGACCTTGTGTGATCCCGGCCTCAGCACCAACCCGGCCCAAGATATTGCTCAAATCTGCGATAATCGCATATTCAGCGGATGAGTGGATCTGACCACTATTGTCGGCGAATGCCTGCACCACTTTAGCCATGAGCACCTCCATGCTGGCGCAGGGCATCACCCAGCGCCTTGGCCAGCCGCTCATAATGCTGCGCGGTATAGCCAGTGGATGTTTCTGCCGTATCAATCCCGCAAAGGCGGAATGCGGCCTGATCAAGCGTCCAACCCTCAGGTGCCACACCCTTGGCTTTAAGCTGGATCAAGATTGCAGAGCAAAGCGAGGCTTGCAGGCCAAGCGGTGTAAGCGGGCGTTGGGTGGCGCGGTCATGCAAAATCCACCCCGTACGCACTGCCATCGCCTTGAGCGCTTCAATCAGGCGATAGGAATCCCCCTGCCGCGCCCATACCAATTTATCGCATCCAAGCTGGCGCTTGGCAAAGGCCTCTAGCGCTTGCTCGGATGGATTATGCACGGCGCCCAAGTGATAGAGCGAGATCCACATAGCCCGTGCCTTGCGCGCCATAGGGTGCTGCGCGGCCTGCGCGCTACCCTTAGACTGCGCGCGAAAGCCCTTGCTCTTAAACCAGTCTAGCAGCTTGATGAGCTGATTATCTGTGCAGGCCGCAAGGCTCATCTGCCCAGATGCATCAAAGATGGCCTGTCGATAATCATCCTCATCCAGCCCCAGCTGAATCTTGGCGATGTTCGCCTTAGCCAGCATCGAACGACGATGCTGGCTAGCCCGATCAAATTGTGCTGGGCGGGCAATAACTATGACAGCACTCATTGATCACCTCCAAAGGCTGCGACAAAGCAGCCGATCTCTAAGACCATCAGGCCGGTCGTGATCATCGTAAGGATCGCGGTGATGAGATAGGCGCGGTCAGGGCAACCAAAGATCGCCTGATGCTCCGCGATTACCGACCGTATGGATTGCACCCAGCGCATCACATCACCCCCCGACCGGAAATCTGCGCCCAAGCATTTTGCAAATGATCCAGGCCAAATGGCTTTTCCTCGCCCATGGCCAGCATCGTGGCCAATTCCAGCGCGTGGGTACTGTTGCGCAGGCCGCCGGGTACGAGCGAGATCCGCACGATCAGGTCGATCATATCGGGTTCAGCAATGCCCCATGCGCTGGCCAGTGCTTCAGCATCCGCCCGCAAAGGCAAAGGCCGCACCATCCGATAGGCCAGACGGCTATAGATCTGGGCGAATGCCTCATCGCGCCCACCGCCCTCGATCTTGCGCAGTACCGGGATATTACCCAGCAACGCTATGCCTGCGCCGGTTTCATCATTGATCGAGCGGATTTCGTCGATCGTCTTAACCGTGGCATGCTGCGTTTCATCAAAGATCAGCATCGGCTTATGGCGCGCGCGAAGTATCTCACCAATGCGATCAGACAGCATCTGCGGTGATCCCTTCGCATTGACTTCGCCCAGTTGCTTGAGGATGGCGAGCAACACTGGTGCGACGCCGCTCAGCGAAGGCTTGAGCGTGATGATCCACACATTGGGGTAGCAATCGCGGAAATTCCGAGCGGTCTCGCTCTTACCCAGCCCTGCGCCGGTAGCTGCTGCAACCACACGACCCATACGCCCCATGGTCAAGATATTGGTGATATGCTGCGACGTCGGCGTTTCGAAATAGCCGGGACGGCTGGGCATTTCGACCGTAACACGTGAGGAGGCGATCAGAGATTGGCGATACACATTGACCTGTGCAGCCAATTTACGCTCATCGCCCCGATAGCCCTTTTCGCTACCGAACTGGCTGAGCGTGCCAGTGGGTACACCAGTCCGCTTACTCAATTCACTCCAGCTAAATC